GTAAGATCGACTACTTTTATGTGAAACACGTTGAAGAAAGTGTAAGAAAGGAAGGACTAAAATGAGCCAACCAATCATAAAGATTGAAAAGAACATAAACATTAGCGCCAATTTCTTTGGCGGCGTATATGCCGTTGCTTCCAGAGAAATGGAAAAAAACGATAGCTGTTTTTTTGAAAAAAAATCAGAAGCTAGGATGCTGGAACAGGCGTTGAGAATGACATATCGCCAGCGGAAGTACGGCTTTATCCGAAAAGGAGAAAATCAATCCGTAAAAGGAATTACCAAATTAAGAAGGCAAAAAGACGATGATGGAAACATCATTGGATATCGCGTTTGGTTAATGGTGGATATGCCGGAAGATAATAGGGAGTGCGGTTAATGAAGTTTCTTGATTGGTTACTCGGCAAGGATTGGGACAAGCCTCAAGTGAAAGAGGCCCCAGCCTCTGCACCCAAGCCTAAAAAGATGCAGCGTGTCGCGCTGCTGCCCATTCCCAAGTGGACACATCCCGGCAAGAAGGGAAAGACGATCTACTGCCCTCACTGCAAAGCCGCAACGCACGTGTACGACTTCTCGTGGTCAGCACTGGTTTGTTCGTCATGCAAAAGGGAAATCAACAAGTACCTGTGGATGATTTGGAGGGATGTCCAATGAAACCAATTCAAAAAAAATTGACGTTAACAGATGAAGATTTTTACTCGGAAGAAGATGAACAAACACCTATCTCAAAACGTCCAATGAAATGGGCAATCCGAATATGCCTCGCAATGGCGGCGCTGCTCGTAGCACTGCTCATAGGGCTGGCAGTACCAATACCTGCCCAAGCCAGCGAAGATAAGTCTTGTCTGGCCGAGGCCATGTACTACGAAGCTCGAGATCAGGGCTGGCGCGGCATGTTGGCCGTGGGCGTTGTAATTCAAAACAGGGTCCGCGATGACCGTTACCCGAATACGGTGTGCGGCGTCGTCAGGCAGGGCAAGTATCGCAATGGCAACCCGGTCAGGCACAAGTGCCAGTTCAGCTACTATTGCGACGGCAAGCCGGAGCGCCCAGCAGAGAAGCAACCCTGGTCCGTGGCCCAAGATCTGTCGAAGCTCTTGCTTACGGGAACGGTCAAGATGACGGGGATTGAGGACGCCACGCACTACCACGCTACTTGGGTTAATCCTTCATGGGCGGATAAGCTTGAGCGGTTGGACCAGATTGGCGGTCATGTGTTTTACGCGCAGAAAGGTAATTAGATGGCGCAGAAGATTTCCCAGAACTACAAGATTCGGACTCGCGTCCGCCGCCGCAACAAGCCGCACCCGCTTAACATTTGCAAGAAGCTGGGTCCGAAGTCCTGTCATCGAGGGTCACAAAAGAAGAGACGCGGTCAGGGTTGAACGGCGTCGAGCTCGTAGCCCATGGCGTTTAGAAGAGCCTCAACCTTATAGATTGAGGGCTCATCTATCTTGCTCTTTTCGTAGTTCTCGATTGTTGTAACACCAACACCCGACAACTCCGCGAGGCGGACCCTTGTTAACCCGCTTTCTTTACGGAGATCCGTTAATATACCAGACCAGTGCTGCGGCATTTTTAGTGCTTTGATGTCTTGTCTTGTTCAAAGTTACGCAAAATGTCCTCAAGCTCGTTCCTCTGGGTTTCTTTATCATTGTAGGATCGAAAGTTGGCCTCGTCCTCAGACATGATACCAAGTGTCTGCGTCATCATACTGGATATGACATGCATGATTCCCGTCATGCTAAGTTCTGCGCCGCCGTTTTCAATAGCAATCCTCATCAGGACAATCGCTTGGCCTGTGGCCGATACCTCACCACGGTTTTCCAGCAAGGATCGTATTTCCTCGTAAAGGCTTTGTAGGCGCTCCTCTTCGGGAGTTGGTTCGCTACTCATGACTTGACCGCTGCAAACTTGGACAGAACATCCGCGTCACTTGGAGCCTTTTCAGACACATCCACGAGGAAGGATATCTGCTGGGCCGGTGAGCGGTGGTTCTTTTCAGCCATCTCCCAAAGCTTCTCCCAAGTTGGAATTGGCACGGCAACGGATTTGTATTTCTTAATGTCAGGCATTTGTAATTTCCTCTAAATGATTAAGTTGATGTTGGATTTCGTTGAAGGCTTCTAAATAGTGCGGATTGCACTCCTCCATAACCGCCTTAATAATTTCATTCTTGTCGAAGCCTAAAGTCTGCATCTCACCAATAAACATGCGAAGGAGGCGCCCGGCTCCCAACTGATAAGACTTGTCAGGCCTTATCGTCATCTCAGCCACTCCTTCAGTTCCTCTCCCATCACCACACTGGCGATATCCATTTTATTGCGGAGGGCTTTGACGATCTGCTCGTCAATCGTCCCTTCCGCAATTAAATCTATATATGTTACGTGTTCCTTCTGACCAATTCGGTGCGCCCGGTCTTCGGACTGCATCCGCACAGCCAGATCAAAGCTGTTGGCAAAGTAAATGACGGTAGTGGCGGCGGTCAGGGTGATCCCGTAACCACCCGTCATTGGATTCCCGATAAAGAACCGGGCCTCACCATTCTGAAAACTCTCAATGGCCTCTGATCGCTCCGCATCCGACGTGTCGCCAAAGTAACTAACCGTGGACTCTGGCCCGTACTTCTTAGCAAGCGCCTCTGCGATACGTTTGATATCGTACCTGAACCTAGACCAGATGATTGCCTTGCCTTCGGTCTCTTCAAGACAGCCCATTAGCTCTTCCAGACGATGGTCTTTAACCTCTATCGTCTCGCCGCTATCTGTTTTTGAGTGACCAGACAGGACCTGCTGCATCCTCAACAGCTGGGTCATGACGTTTGTGGTGGTCATGAACTCTTCATCTTCGATATGGGCAAGCGCATACTTCTTCAAGTCGTCATATATACGGGCTTGGTCTGTTGACAGGACTACATTTCTCTGAGTGTAAATCTTTTTAGGCAAATCCAGACACTCGTCCTTCATGACACGGCTTGAAAACTTCTTTAACAGCCCTGATAGCTCCTCGAGGTTGCGATATCCAACGATCTGGTTGAACGAATGGGCGCCCATGGTGCGCTTGTTCATGATTGCGTAGCGATATTGGAACTGAAAGAAGTTATCGCCGGCCTGGCCCAGTAGATCCTTGTTCATAAATCGACATTGCGACCACAAATCCATAGGCGATTGCGTAACGGGAAACCCGGTAAGTATGCGACGGTACTCTGCCAGATGAGACATCTTCAACAGAGCCTTTGTTCTTGAGGCCTTCGGAGACTTGATTGCGGTAGACTCATCAATCGCAAGCAAGGCCTTTGACGCCCGTAAAACCTCAAAGAGGTACTTCTGCCCCTTCTTCGTACTGAGAGCCTCAACATTCATGACCAGTATGCGGAAGCTTTCTGTCGGGCGCATGAAGCTTGCCAGATCCGCCTTCTGTGCTTTTCTAGGGTTGGGGCTCCAGATCGAAGACAACGCCGCCTGATAGTAAACATCAGGCATGTGCGCGGGTATTTCGATGTTGGACCAGTTGCGGTAGACGCCCTTGGGAGCAACAACGATAAACGTGTCGATCTTGTCGGCCTCATAAAGCATTGACGCGGTGTCTATGCAGACCTTAGACTTGCCGGTCCCCATTTCCATAAAGAATGCCCAGTTTTCTTTCGACCAGGATTTCTTCAGAACATCATCTTGGTGTCTGTAAGGCTTGGTTTTGTATTCGTAGTCCATGATAGACACTATATAGTGTAATTTTCCTGTTGCAAAGCGCAAAATCATGGATTAATGTGGCGACATTCAGAAAGCGAGAGATGAATGGCTAAAGTTTACGTTACCCAAGAGAACCCCCGCGTGAATATCGTATCCGCAGCTAAGTGGGGTGACCTTGAACCGCTCACAAATCCATTTGATCAGATTCATGTTAACCCGGCTCGAATCGTATCGCAGATACGACGCAAGCTTCGGAGTTTCACGGATGACGATTGGCTTTTGGCCATGGGCGACCCTGCGATTATCGGGGTGTCTTTTGCGATAGCTGCGGACTTAAACCACGGTCGCGTTAACATTTTGAAATGGGACAGGATGGAGAAGTCCTACTATCCCACGAAGATATTGTTGCGCGGCGGCGGCATTGAGAACTTAAACCCTGACGAGGAGATACGTTATGAGTGATGAAGACTTATGGAAAACGATAGAAGCGGATGCCAGTGCTGATGCTGATGCGTTTGAAGACCTAACTACCGAGGGCGCGACCGAGTTAGCGTCCATGATCCGAAACCTTGGAGCAATCCAAACCAAGCTTGTTGCTGCTGAAGAAGAGGCCAAAAGCCTCAAGCGGGAACAGAATCGTTACTTACACGATTTAATTCCGGCGAAGATGCAGGAGACGGGCTTGGAGGAAGCCAAGGTTGGTGGCAACAAGATTAGTCTTGCCACCTATGTCAACGGCACGATGCCGAAAGATCCTCTGCAACGCGACATTGCGTTGTCTCATTTACGAGAAATCGGCGCGTCTGACTTTATAAAGAATCAGGTCAGCGTTTCGTTTCCCGTGTCTGAAGACAACAGGGCTAGAGCAATGCAAGCGGATCTTGAGGACCAAGGCTTCGACACTGCCGCTAAGACATGGGTCGAACCATCCACCCTTAAAAAGTTAATTAAGGAACGCGTGGAGACGGGTCAGGAGATCGACCTGGAACTATTCAACGCATCTATTGGAACATACGCAAAAATTAAAGGAGAATGAACTATGGCTAAATCAAACGGAAAACTACCAGCAGAACTCGCCGCCGCTTTTGAAGACGACGCCGGATTCGGGTTTGAAGAAGTAACGTCATCGGATCTTCAGATACCGTTTTTGAGGATCATCCAAGCTCTGTCACCACAACTGAAGAAGAGTGACGCGGCTTTTATCGAAGGTGCTAGTCAGGGCGACATCTTCAACACCGTGACGAACAAGGTTTGGGATGCTGACGACGGCGTCATCGTGCTTCCCGTGCATTTCCAGATGAAGTTTCTGGAATTCGTGCCGCGTAACCAAGGCGGTGGATTCTTGGGCGAACTGGCGGCGGACTCAAACGATGTTCGTACAGCGGTTCGAGACAAGGACTCCGGTATGGAGTTGCTTAACAACGGCAACGAACTGGTCCGCACCGCCCAGCATTACATCAAGATCGTTCATGAAGACGGCAACCTTGAGAATGCGATTGTCGATATGAAGAAGACGCAGCTGAAGAAGAGCCGCCTCTGGTTGTCGATGATGATGATGCAGAAGCACAACGGCAAGACCATGCCCTCGTTTGCCAGTACGTATCGCCTCAAGTCTGTCGAAGACGGCAACGACAAAGGATCGTGGGGGTCGTGGAGCATTGCTTTGGAAGGCGCTGTTCCATCGATGGAGGCGTACACTGAGTGCCGGGAGTTGCACACGTCGATCAGTTCGGGAGAACTGAAGATTGCTCCTCCACCCGCCGAGGTTGAGGCCATTAGTGATCAATCAACCGAAGACGTGCCGTTCTGAGTGACAGGGACCCGCCTAACAGCGGGTCCCGTTTATTCTGATGGAAGATTCAGCGCAGAGGTTTCTTGATCTATTTACCGGATCTCAAGGAGCCCATGGACAGACAGACGTTTTAGGTCGCCAGAAAAACGGCAAGCAACAGGCAAAATATAACATTGTCCGTGAACCGTTGACCGTGGAGCTCGTTCAAGAACACTTGGACGGCTCTCTTGGCGTTGGGTCTATTCCTATTGACGAGACCAACAAGTGCCAGTTCGGCGCGTTGGATATAGACGACTACAGCCTCGACCTTCCGGTTCTCCTGGCGAAGGTTAAGAGGTTTAAGCTGCCCTTGGTCATGTGTCGATCCAAGTCTGGCGGCGCTCATTTGTTTTTATTTATGTCAGAGCGGGTTGCGGCATCCGAGATGCGCGACCGTCTGGCGGAGTTTGCATCGGCTTTGGGCTGGGGCAACTGCGAGATATTTCCGAAGCAGGAAGAACTGCTGGCGGAACGAGGCGACGTGGGTAACTTTATCAATCTGCCCTATCAGAACGCGAAGTACACCACCCGATATGCGCTGAAGAAGAACGGTGACTCTATGTCACTGGCAGAGTTCCTGACGGCGGCGGAGAAGGCGCGGGTAACTGCCAAGCAGTTGGCCAACATATCCTTGGGCGGCGATGACGGGGTCTTGCCCGATGGACCGCCTTGCCTCCAGCAACTTACTGAGTTCGGCACACCGGAAGGTGGCCGGAACATGACTCTTCTGAACGTGGGTGTGTACTACAAACAGGCCGCGCCAAACGATTGGAAGGAGCTTCTGGAGAAGCATAACCAGGATTACTGCAATCCTCCTCTGCCGGCGCGGGAAGTGGTCCTTGTGCAGGAACAGCTGGAGAAGAAAGAGTATTTCTACACCTGTAAGTCTGAGCCGCTGCACGGGCATTGCAACAAGTCCTTGTGCCGGTCGCGTAAGTTCGGGGTAGGCGATGCCAACTCTCATGTTCCTGTCGGTGGTCTGACGGTCGTAGAGTCTGAGCCCCCTGTCTGGTTCGTGGACGTGGACGGTGCGCGATTGGAGTTGTCTACCAAGCAGCTACAGATGCAGGTGGAGTTCCAGAGGGCTTGCATGGAGCAAATGTACAAGATGCCAGCGCGGATGAAGGAAGCCGATTGGCGCGATCTGGTGGATGGCCTGTTGAGCGATGCAACAAGGATATCTGTGCCGGAAGAGTTGACCCAGAAGGGTCTGTTCGTGGAACTGCTGGAAATCTTCTGCACTTCGAGGATACAGGCACACAGCCCGGAAGAACTGTTAACAGGTAAGCCGTGGACCGATGAGGGCCTGACATACTTCAAGCTTAGTTCTCTACAGGATTTCTTAAAGCGCAATAACTTTACGTTGTACACACGGGGTCAGATCACCGAGCGCCTAAAAGAAATGAACAATGGAGCGGAGTCCGACAAGACTTATCGCTTCAGAGACAACAACGATCAATGGAAGTCTGTGCGTGTTTGGTGTGTACCGGAGATGCATCGCGGCGAGGTTGACCTGCCCGACGTAACTTTTGAGCCAGAGGATCCACCGTTTTGACCGATCAGCATGAAACCATCCTTGGGCCACCCGGCACGGGTAAGACCCAGACCAACTCCAATAAGATACGTGAGTGTATTGAACAGGGCATACCTCCAGACCGTATTGCCTGTGTTTCTTTCACCAGAAAGGCTGCAAAGGAAAGTCGAGAGCGTGTGTGCCGAGATTGGGGGATTGACGAGCGGGACATGCCTTACTTCCAGACGCTTCACTCCATGGCTTTCCGGGCTGGGGGCTATAGCTCAGACGAAGTTATTGGTCCTGCGGAGATGCGGGAGATTGGCGAAGCTGTTGGGATACCTTTTGGAAACAAGGGGCGGTCTGACATTGAAACCGACTTTGACACTGTAGGGGTGTCCAAGGGCGACTTTTACATGAGCCAGTACCACCTGTCTCGGAGTAAGGGCTTGAGCCTTGAGGAGATGCACAGGCAGTTGGGGGATTACAGTATCGATTGGTCTGAACTCAAACGTTTGGTATCGGCCTATGAGGATTACAAAGGGGTCCGCAAGAAGATCGACTTCACGGACATGATATCAAATTTCGTTAGATCAGCAGATGGACCGGACATAGACGCGCTGTTTGTAGATGAAGCGCAGGATCTGTCTACCCTTCAATGGTCCATGGTCGATGTACTGCGGAAGAAGCCTCGCATACAGGTGTTCACGGGCGACGATGACCAAGCCATCATGGGGTTCCAGGGTGCGGATGTTGGAGCGTTCTTAAACGCGACAGAGAAAAAGACGGTTCTTGAGCAATCTTATCGCCTACCCAAGACAACGTGGCAGGAAGCACAGAACATCGTCTGTCGGATTGAGGGCAGGGCGCCGAAGACTTGGCGACCCAAGGATGAAGAAGGCAGCGTCCACGTTCACCAGAGCATTTGGGATGTACCGTTTCATGAGGGGGAGTGGTGCGTCATGGCGCGGACAAACAGAATTGCTTCCCAATATGCCCAAGCTTTGCGCGACGATGGTTGGGTCTACAGCCGGAATGGTCACCCCAGTATTCCGGCCAAAACATACGAAGCACTTCACGATTGGGAGCAATGGGCCAAAGGAGAGCCGCTGACGCCCACCAAGATAAGAAACGTCTACACCTTCATGGAAATGGAGAAAGGCTACTCACGGGGCTTCGGAGCGCGTTCCAAGGCCCTTTTGGGGCTTGATCCGGACGCCATGATCAGTATGTCGGAGGCTCAAGACGGCATGGGGCTACTTCTGGATGGTTCTGTCCGGTGGCATCGAGCGTTGGGCAAGATTGACCTAGACACAAAGAACTACGTTCTCAATGCGTTGAAGCGCAAAGACAACGTGCGTAATCCGCGAATAAAGGTTAGTACTATACACTCAATGAAGGGCGGAGAGGCCGACAACGTCTTGGTCATTCCGGACTTGTCTTATGCGGCTCACAAGGAATATCAAAGGAATCCGGCGACTGAACACAGGGTGTACTATGTCGCTGTTACGAGGACTAAGAAGGCGCTGCATATAATGCTGCCGGAAACGAATCGGTATTACGACCTATGAAACCAGACGAGACATTAAAAACAGCAGCGTCACTGGTAAGCGGAGATCGCGCCAAGCAATATGGCGACTACACCACCATGCATCAAAGGGCGGCAGACCTCTGGAGCGCATACTTAAAAGTTGAGGTTAAGCCACAAGACGTTGCCCTTTGCATGGCATTGTTAAAGGTGGCAAGGAACGAGATGGGTCAGGTTAAGCCGGATAACGGCATTGACGCTTCTGCTTACATGGCCTTGTGGGCAGCGATGATGGAAAACAAAGATGCGTGAGGACTTGTTTGACGAGAAGGTCTGGTTCCCTCCGGAACATTTACCGGACCTGTCCGGCGAGAAAATTATCGCCATAGACACTGAAACAAAGGATCCGCATTTAAGAGACTTGGGGCCAGGGTGGGTTAGAAACGATGGAAACCTTATAGGGATTTCTGTCGCCGCCTCTGAGTGGAGCGCCTACTTGCCGATTGCCC